GTGCCGTTCAGCGTGATGTTGATGATGACGGTGTAGATCGTCAGCGAGGTCGAGGTCGCCGCGCCGCTCGTCGCGTTCTTGTCGAGCGTGATCTGCGATCCGCTGTCGACGCTGAGGATCTTGGTCTGCGCCGGAATGCCGGTGCCGGTGATGAACTGGCCGCTGCGCAGCGCCGTGGTGCTGGCGAGCCCGGTGATGATCTTGCTGCCGGAGGTCCGGTTGCCGGTGATCGTCGCCGTCGGCCAGCTGCCCGCCGTGATCGACGGCGTGCCGTTCGCGCTCGACCCGATCTTGACGCCGGCATTGACGATGAAGGTGACCGTGTCGCCATCGGCCGGCGTGCCGTAGAGCGCATCGTGATCGTCGCGGAGGTTCCGCGCGTTCACGTCGCTGTCGTAGATCACCGTCTTGTCGGTGGTCGACGACCCGAAGTCGCTGAACCGCATTTCCTCCGCTTCGACGCGCCAGCGGTCCTTTTCAGGCGCCACGCGGGTGATCTGCACGGGCACCGTGTCGGCCGCGCCATTGGCCACCTGCAATGGCCAGGCTTCGATCTGGGCACCGCTACCCAGCTGCGGGGCGGCACGTCCGTCCGAGCGGAATACGTCCCAGGTAAACTTGCGCGGCGCGACGACGAAGCGGCCCAGCTGCAGCGCAATCAGCTTTTCGGCGATCGTGCGCCCGCCGATGGGTATCCACCGGCTGTAGATTTTCTGGATCGCGCTCGATCCGTAGGCCAGTTCGGCGAGCGCATTGATATCCCATTCGGCCGACCGATAATTGTTGCCGTCCTCCTGCCCGTCGAGCGGATTGCGCTGCGCGAAGAACGTCCAGACCTGCGACACGCGCTGATCGGGCTGTTCGGTGATCTGCAGCGTGCCGCCGATTTTGTCGCTGGCATCGCCGAAGGTCTCGGCATCGGTCGAAATCGCGCGCAGCACCTGAAGGCGGATCTGCGCGCTGAGATCGTCGTACCAGACGGCGAGGCCGGCCTGCAGGATCAACTCGCTGACGAGCGCCCGAACGCTGGTCGGCTCGGCAATGATGCCTGTGTAGACCTGCCCGAGGAACGCATCGGTTTCGGCCTGCCAGTCGGCAATCGGGATCATGGCGGTGTCGACCCCGCCATAGGTCACCATCAAGTCCTTGATGATGTCGGCCACATCCGCCGACGAATAGACCTTGCACACCTGCACCCGGTCATTGGCCGAATGCGCGATCGCCGTCGTGTTGTACTGCGCCCGCGTGATCGTCAGCGTGTCGCCCGAGCGGGTGAAAGCGACGATCTCCTTGCCGCCGATCGCGGCATAGCCAGAGGCCGGATATTCGCTGTTGCCGATGCCCACCGGCAGCAGCGTCGCGCTCGTCGACGAGGTGGTCAGCGAGCCCGAGAGATAGCCGGTGTTGAGTGCCGGCGCCTGCGCCCGGTCGGCGTCGAGCAGCTTCAGCGGGTCTTTCGCGGTGATCGTAAAGCGCCCATCCATCCCCGGCCCGTCGAAATTCTCGACGAGGAAGGTGCGCGTCTCCATGTCCGCCAGGTCGTCGCCGACATAGCCATCGATCAGCCGGAGCGTCGCGCCCTTCAGATAGGGCTGGCGCGCCCGGAAACGGGGCCAGAAGGTGCCTTGCGTGTACGGGTCATAGGCGCGGTCGGCGTAGTACGGATCGAGCCCTGTGCCCGCGTCGCTGTGCGGGAAGTCGCGGAAGGTGATCGATACCGACGAGCGCTGCCCGAGATCCTGCCCCAGCGAAATGCGGCCCGGCGTGTAGCTGACGGATTCAATGCAGGGCAGCGCCTCGATATCGACCGGGTTGAAGCCCGTGTCCTCGGCAAAGCGGATCGTCGCCGTCGTCTCGTTGTAGTTGGCGAGGTCCTGGCAGACACATCTTGTATTGAAACATCTGTCGTCGCCGGTGACCCCAATAGCAGCCGTGCATGGCGCGCTCCCGTAAGTGCGGGAGCACACCGGGACATCAATTTCGATGTACCTCAATGCTTTGTGACTGGACAATGCGGCGGCCCTTTAATCGGTTCTCTGCAACCCATAGGGGTTGGATATTTGTGAAGTGACAGGCGCGCTTAAGCTGTTCGCTGTCAGTTAAGTCGAAGGAGGCCAGCGGGACGATATGGTCGAGTTCCCATTGTCCGTAATTGTCCCAAGACATGCCTTGCTTGAACTGTCGTTCTATATGTGCAACCGCCTGATCGACAGAACACCCGAGTAGCGCGACCGCGGAACCGCGCTTTGCTCTTCGCTTCAGCGCGTCATTCAATCTTGACCTAAGGTTATGTGCTAGCCGAGCGTTGGGCGCTTGTCGGTATTTGGCCTGATACGCCAAGAGCTTACGACGCACTTCCGGGTCGGCGCTGCGTATCCGCCGACGCTCCCTGGCCTTATCCTTGTTCTTTTCTTTGGTCTTTCGCGCAATTTCGCGCTGTCGGTCCGGGTTCTCTCGGCGCCATTTCGCACCGAGCGCTCGCGCAAGTTCGGGCTTCTCGGCCCTCCATCTTCGCCCGTTTTCGAGACGCCTCTCAGGGTTCGACTTCGCCCATGTGCGGCTGATCCTATTCGCGCACGGCTTGCAGTAGCTGCGCAGTGATGTTCCGTTTTTTCGCCGGCCGAACATCTCGGCTGGCAAAAGCATCTGGCACTTGGGGCATACCTTTTCGAGCTTCATTTCTCGAATCTGCCACCCAAGACAGATGACTGCAATAAACTCTGTCGGTGGTTACTGCCTATTCACCTGATTATTCTACTTCGCCTTCGGTCCGAACCGATACAGCGCCCAGCCCACCGGCCCGGCGACAGCGGCAAACACGATGGCCGCGAGCCCCGGCGAGGAATGCGCGGCGCACTGGTAAAGCGCCCAGTTAGCGTCGACGAATGTCTGCCAGTCGGTCGAGTGGTCGAGCGCCACATCGTGCGCATCGCAGCAGCCGCGGATGAGGCCGTTCAGCCAGTCCGAAAGCGGGCCAGCCGTGCAGCCATCGTGCATGATGCTCACAGCGTCAGCCCTTCCATGTCGAGCGTCAGGTCGACCCAGTCGCCGCTCATGTAGGCAAACTCCGGGATCGGATCGCTGACGCACCAGCAATAGGCGCATTCGCTCGGATAGCTGTCCGGTCGCCAAGCAAAGAAGAACGGCTCTCTGGCAACCTCTGCGAAGTACATCAGATTGTTGCGATACCAGTCGGCGCCGAGCGCCTTGAACATGGCCTTTGCTGTCAGGTGCTCGCGGATGGTGATGTCGCCGAGATAGTCGCCGTTCTGCGCCGCGCCATTGACCGTCTCGCGGGTCCGCCCATGCGGGAACGGGGCGCCGCCCGGCTGCACGCCACGCTGCATGCGCAGCGCCTGGCCGACCGACAGCACCGCCGCCTGCGGGGCAATGGTGGCATTCTCGATCTTGAGCCGAATGCCGGTCGCCGTCGTTTCCTCGAACACGAACAGCAGCGGCGAGTTGTCGCCGGGGATCTGCGGGCCGGCTGCAGTCGCCCAGCTTCCCGTCCCCGGGTCGATCTGCACCGTCAGCGTTGCGCCGGCATCGGCGAAATTGTGCCGCGCAATGCCGAGAAAGCTTAGCGTCTGCGCCGCACCCAGCGTCACCGTCAAATATTGCGTGACCGTCGTGCTCGATTTCCACAGCTGCACGGTCGAGGGGTTGGCGAGGTTGGATTCGGGATAGCCCGTCGCCTCGGTCTCGCTCGCTGCCACGTTGCTGGACGTGATGAGATTGTTCCAGCAGATCACCGGATAGTCGGCATCCGTGGCGCTCTCGAGGGTGAGCGCGAGTGCGTCGGAAATGACGATGGGCATGCTAGGCCCTCACGACGTTGATCAGGCGCGAGCCGGCGCCATCGCCCATCGCATCCGCCATCTGGTTGAGCAGCTGCTCCACCATCTCGGTCGAAAACAGCGATGCGCCCTGAAGCGAGATGTTCACCGCCTGACGCGATGTCGCCGCCGATCCACTGCCACTCGCCGCAGAGGCGGCGCTGTTGCCCGGCACGCTGGTTGATGTCTCGCTGGTCGAAAGGATGTTGGCGACATTGGCCGCGCCCGTTGCCGCGACGATGCCCGCATTGATGAAGTTCCACGGCGGCGGACCCGAGCCGATGGCGTTGGCCACGCCGCTCAGCGTCTGCACCACGGCATTGGCAACGGCAAAGGCCTTGTTGTCCTTGAACATCGAAGCGAGCGCCCCGGTGATGCCGGAGGCCATGTCGAATGCAGAGGCTGCGACATTGGCATAGGTGCGGGTGACAGCCTGCCCGTAGGCCTCTGCCGTGATCCGGCCGCTCTTGTACATCGTCTCGAGGTCGGTGAGATCGTCCTTCATCGTCGACATCGGATCGTGCAACTGGTCGAGGACCGGCGACAATTCCTGCATGCGCGCCTGGAACGGATCGATGAACTGCTGCGCCGACTTAGCCGCGTCGCCGATGGCCGCGATGTCGCCGGGCGTGAACGTCTGCGGCTTCGAGCTCGCATCCAGCGACTGCCGGAAATTGAACGTCGTCGGCGCAACGCCGAGTCCGCTCGTGAACGCATCAGATCCCCAGCCCCCGGCAAATGTGCTTCCGCCGCCGGCGTTCATTGCCGCCAGCTGCTGATAGTAGGCAGTCGTACCGGGCCGGGCAGACGGGCGGTTCTTCGGGCCAGCAACACTCTGCGTGACGTTGTCCAATAGTCCGCCGAGCACGCGCGCCTCTTCGGCGGCGTTCTTGAAGGCCTCGGCAAGCAGCGCGACAGCGTTGACGAGCCCGCCGCCGATCGCAGCAGCGGCGTCGAGGAACACCGACGAACTCAGCGTGTCGGTAAGGTTCTTGAGCGAAGGCAGCGCCGCCTCGGTGACGCGATTGCTTACGCCCTCGAAGGCGAGGCCCAGCCGCGTGAAACTGTCGTTGACGGCCTCCGCAGCCGCCCCAGTGGAGGTCTTAAGCGTGAACCCGACACGGTCGGACTCGTCGGCCATCCCCTTGAGGCCGTCGCGCCCGCTGTTGAGCAGCGGGATCAGTTCCGCGCCCGCCTTGCCGAACATCTGAATGGCGAGCGTCGATTTGGTCGCGCCATCCTCCATGCGGCCGAACCGATCGGCGATGTCGAGGAACACCGCATTTGAATCGCGGATGTTGCCCGAGGCATCGCGTACGTCGATGCCGAGCGCCTTGAAGGCGATAGAAGCCTGCCCGCCCTTGTCGACAGTCGCCTCGACCATTGCCTTGCCGAGCTTCGCCAGCGAGCCGGTGAGGCCTTCCATCGAAACATCGGAGAGGCGAGCGGCGTATTCCAGTCGGCTCAGCGCCTCGACCGAGACGCCGGCTTTCTGCGCCGCTTTCGACAGCGCATCGGCATGGTCGAGCGAGCGCTTGACCGCGACGCCCAGTGCTGCGCCGGCCGCAATCGCAGCGGCCCCGACCGCTGCAAAGCCGATCTTCGCCGCGCTAGAGAAGCCGCTGACTTCGCCCTTGGCCTTCGCGAGCCCGGTCGTGAACTGGGCCGAATCCAGCCCAAGCGCGACGCGCAGAGAGCCGATCAGCGATCCGCCTGCCATCCGATCAGTCTCCCGAAAGCGCCACCTGGAATGCGGCCTTGATCGCGCGCCAGTCCTGCTTCTGGCGCGGTCCCTGTTCGGGATCGACCAGCAGCTTCTTGAGCGGCGGACGGTTCTTCATGTGCGGCAACAGCGCGCCGAGATAGTGCGCCTTCATCAGTTCATTGTGCGCCCGTGCGTCCCGCTTCCGAGCCGCCAGCATATGCCGCCAGACCTGACGAGGCGTCAGCAACCAGAACAGGTCTTCAGAGAACCCGGCGGCGATGAACTCGACGAGCGCGTCAGCCGTTGTTGGCGGCTTCCCCGTCGTCTTTGTCGGCGATGTATCCGAGGGCGGCCAGGCGAAATCGGATCGCTTCCCCGATCGCCTCCCCGACCGACTTGCCGTCCTCGTGCGTGCAGTCGTCCAGCATGTCGCCAGCGTCGAGCAGGCTGATGTCAGGATGGAACTTGCGCAGCGCGCCCCAGAGCATCAGCCGCGTGGTCGCGGCCCTGCCCTCGGTGACGTATTGCGCCATGAGCACCATGATGCTGGCGTCGCCGACCTGCTCGATTTCGGCGATCGCATTGGTCGAAAAGCACAACGTGTAGCTCTGCTTGCCGATCTGGACGGCGACCTCGCCCCGCTCTTTGTTGGCCATCCGTTACGCCCAGGTCGGCGCGCCGGAGGGCGTATAGCTGACGGTTGCCGTCTGCTTGCCATCGGGCGTCTCGCCGCCGAGCTTGAACTCGGTGATCATCGCCGAAAAGGTCACCGACGAATTATCGGGGAACAGGATCTGCCAGTTGCCCAGCGGCGAAGTCGCCTCGACGAGCGTCTGAATTGCAGCCATCGTGTTGGCGATCCAGTTGACCTCGACGGTGAACGGCGACTGCGTTTTGAGGCCAGGGACGTACTCGCGGTAGCCGCTGGCGCTCTGCATGTGCGTTGCGTCGATGGCCTCGCGGGAAAAGCCGACCCCGTCAACCGAGTTGATCTCGAAGCCGTAGTCGGTGAAGGATTCCGGCGAGCCGCCGTCGCCCTTCTTGAGAATGGTGCCGTAGCCAATACGTGCCGAGCTGGTCATGGCCGTCTCCTATGGTTTAAGGGTTAGAGCGCCACGCCAGAGGCGAGGAAGCCGAGCTTGAGCACGGTGGTGCTGGTGGCGATGCCGATGACCTGGGCCTTTTCGCCAGAGCCCACATCGGCTACCGGGCAGATGCCGCCGGCCGTGTCCGAGAGATAGTAGGCAACGCCCGCCGTCAGCGTCGCGCCGATGGTGATCGAGCCATCGGTCTGCACATCGATGGGCTGATACTGCGACGCGCCATTGAGGGCGATGCCGGTTGCGGCATTGAGCGCGGCGGTCGCGTGGTTGCTGTCCGCCTTCACCCAATAGCCGGATGAGTTCTTCACCACAGCCTGGCCGGCGGTGATGGTTTCACCCGCGAAGCCGTTGCGGTCGAGGCGCGCATTTGCGCCCTTCACGACGCTTGCCGCGGTAATAGTGAGGTCCGACATAGCCGGCTCCTTGTGTTGATGTTGATCGGAGAGTTAGGCCGCGGCGCGGCTCTGAATGTCCCAATCCATCTGGATCAGGTACGCCATGCCCCCGCCTTCGGCTTGCTCGACGCGCTGCCGAACCGAGCGGAGGAAAATCCCGTAGAATGTCGTGCTGCCGACGGTGCCGGAATAGCCCGAAAGCACCGCGCGCACAGCATCGCGAATGTCGCCGGCCTGCTTGAGCGAGGCATCGGAGCGGATGTCCATCTGCACCAGCGAGGCATCGAGCCCGCTTTCGCCCTGCATGTGATAGTCGGGCACGCCACTGACGAGCAGCAGCGCAATGTCGGGCTTTCCGACGCCCTGCGGCCGCGAGCCCCATGTCACACGCTGGCCGACCAGATCGGTGACACCCGACGACGACAGGATCAGGCTGAGCAAATCCGGTTCCATCTCAGCCCTTCTTCGCCGCCAGTTTCAGCGCTCGTGCCTGTGCGCGTGCCGTCGCCTTCGCGATCTCCGCCGCCAGTATGTTCTTGATCCCGTCAACGATGCTGCCCTGCGTCGCTTCCCACGCGGGCCGCATATAGGGCTGCGCCGCCTGTTTCACGCTGCCGAACTCTTGCACCACGGCCTTGATGGCGTTGCGCTTGCTGCCCGCCTTCGGCCCGACATAGACGATGGCGAAGCTGTCCTCGCCGCCGAGCGCCTTGGCCGCCAGCAAAGCCGAGCGAGCCTCTGCCCGGGGGCCGCCGGCGCGCATCACCGCGGCGAATTCCTTGTTGCCCGTCTCGTTGCGGAGCTTGCTCGAAGCGATGATCGAGGTGTGCAGGTCCGGCGGCCCCGTCGCCGGATCGTCCGGCGCCAGTCGGCTCGCCATGTCGACCATTGGCTGCGCCGCCTGCATCAGCGTGCGCTTGAGGATGTTGCGCGCCGTCGGCTTCTTGAACTCGCCGAGCGCCGAGTCGAGTTCGCGCAGACCTTCAACCTTGGTCGAGACCCGCAGGCTCATCACTCACCCCGCGCAACCGCACCGATGCGGAAACCATAGCGGCCGATCGGCGTCACTTCGGCGATGTCATAGACGCGGCCTTCCCACAGCAGTTGGTCCTTCGGCCCGAGATCGGCAATGACACTCGACCGCCGAACCTCAAACACGTCCGACACGCTTGCACTCAGTTCCGCCGCCGCCAGCGTTTCCCGCGCCGACGCGCGCCGCTGGCTGGCCCATACGGTCGCAAGATCGGACCACGTCGGGGTTTCAGCACCCCAGCTGTCCGTCGTCGTTGTGGCGCGCTGCAGCGTCACCCGCTGGTCCAGATTGCCGGCCGCGAATTGCATCAGATCCCCACGCGACGAAAGGGCGCCAGCATGGCGGACGCGGCGAAGGGGATTTCCATCGCCGTCTGCCCGATTGCGACCGTCTCGCGATTGGCGAACCAGTGCCCGACGATCATCAGGATCGCCTGCTTGATCGCTGCGGGAACAGCCGTTGCCGCGCCATAGCCCACGGTCATGGTGATGACCACCACATCCTCGCGATTGAGAGATGTGGCCGGCCATGTGGAGGTCAAATAGACGCTGACCTCGCTGCCGCAGGACTCCTGCACCAGCTGGTAGTTGCTCGACGAGTACGTCTGAAGCGTGTTGCTGGTGTCGTAGTACTTGACCACGACCGCCGACACATCGGGGAACGGCAGATCAAACTCAGCCTCGAAGCACTCGAAGCGCGCTTCCCACGTCTGCGTGAGGAGGCAGCGACCGAGCACGCCGCTCCACCCATCGACATAGGCCACTGCCGCATTGAGCATGCCGATCAGCAGATCATCCCAGTCAATGACGCTGCTATCGATCTGCAACTGCGCCTTGACCTCGGGGAGGCTCACCGGCAGTTCAGTCGGCGCGACGGTACGGATGGGTGCGAGCATCAAAATCTCACGATGGCGATAAGGAGGACCGGCACCCACGCCAGAAGCGCGAGACCGAGGATGACGTAGATGCGAGGCAACCCGGCCCCCTCAGATGTGGTTGGGGTGTGGGGGTCAGCCGAGCCGCATGGCGACTTTGCTGATGGTGCAGGTGCCGGTCACACCGTTGGCGTAGAACTGCTCAGGGATGCCGTGCGAGCCGAACACCTGAGCGAACTTGCTATCGGTGCGCTGGATCGTCGTGCCGTCCGGCAGCTTGATCGTCAGAGTGGAGCCAGAGAGGAACCAGCCGACATCCTGATAGACTGTGCCATCAGTCGCGCACCCAGCGCCATAGTTCACTGTCTCGGTCGTCAGCGCGCCAGCGACATAAGTCGAGATGTCGACCTTGGTGTCGGTAAAGACGACATGCAGCGAGTTGGTGATGATGTCGGTGACGGTCGGGAGTGTGCTGCTTGGCTCCAGCGAGACCATCGCCACGGCCGCACCAGTGCCGGTCCACGCGATGTCGCAATGGATGCCGTTGACCTTGCCGTCACCGAAATCAAGATAGGGGTAGCTCGCCGTAGTGGCGGCGCCGCTCGCCGTGACCGCCAGCTTGCCGCTGGAGATGAAGGGGTAAACGTGCGCGCTGTTTTGCGGCACCATCTGCCGCCAAGCGAGATTGTCAGGGGTGACCGTCAGCGGCCCGTCCGACTCTCCCGTAAAGTCATGCGTGAAGACCTTGCCGCTCACAAACTGCGTCGGGGTCAGCTTGCGGAGGGTGATGTTGTCCCAGTCGTTGTTGCCCGCCGCTCCTGTGGCCAACTGAATGTTGATGGTCGTCGTCGGCGCCGTGATCTCAGCGATGCCCGCGCGGGCAGCCAGAGCCACCTGCGCCGTCGTGCTCAGAAGGTCAGTTGAACCTGGTGTCGTGCTGCCGACGCCGATCGACCCGTTGACGGTTCCTGACGGACTGTAGGCAGCAAAGGCATACCGTGATCCGCTGCCGACCGTGCAGGCCTGCCGTGCCCGCGCCGTGCCGCTCGTGTTGGTCGTCCGCAGCTTGCCAGAGTTCCATGCAATCGCGCCGCCCGCCGAGCTGCCATCGGTCCAGCCGGTAATGTCACTAGCGAACTTGCCATTGTTGACGAGTTCAGGGCCGGCGACATCGAGCGTGCGTGGCACCCCCCCGCCCTTGCTAGGGGCGGGCCTGCCAAGCCGACCAAGACGCCCGATGCCGCCAATTCCCATGCCCACGGCTGACGCCTTACGTGTTCGAGATCACGGAAAGTTTGCCGCCAGCGTCGACCGCAAAATATTCCGTATGATCGGCCGGCAAGCGCATGCTGCTTGTCGTCGCCGCTGGGTTCCCCGTTGCGGCAACTTTGATCGAGCAGATCGCGTCGCAGTGCACACGAATGAACTTTGTCGCGGCGTTGAAAGCCGCCGAGTCCGTCTCTGCGCCAATCGCGACCGTCTGCTCCGCGAGGGGCGGTAGCTTTACAACTGGCACTTTGCCGTTGTTGTCCCCGCCCTGAATTTCCGCAAACTCGGTGATATAGAGCGTCGCCATTAGCGTCGTCCTTTCCTTGCCATCTGTGCCGGCACGACAGCCCGATTGACCGGCGCATCGATTGCCGCCACGGCGCGGACAATGCCGCGCCGTTCGAGATCTCCCGCCTGCCCGGCCGGCATGTTTTCGATGATGTCGCCGACCCGCTTGTGACCGAGCGGCGCGCGTGCCTGTAGAACCTCGACCCTCATTTCCACACCCCGCGCGGCGGACCATCCCGCCAGTAATCCGCCACCCGCTGGTGGAACGTGTTGAGATCGCGCCGGGGCCATTTGATCATCAGTTCGAGATGACCGACCACGACCCGGTTTGCGTTGTAGAGCGTCTTTCCGGCCTTTTCCCATTGGCGCCAGAAATAAATGTCGTCGTCGACCCGGCCATCGTTCCACGTGCCGTCCGGTGCCGGCGTTGCCCAGAACCACGGGCGCGGCAGATCGGCGAGCGCCTTGGTGCGCAGCAGCGTCAACCCGAAGTGCCCCGTCTTGAGCCGCGCGAGATCGGTCTCGAAATGCTCGCGCGGAATTTTGCCGGGCTCGGCGCCTTCAGGCAGCGCCATCGTCAGTAGCGGCGAACTCCACCCGCGCGCCGATTGCAGGGGCGCAATCGCGTCTGCTTCAGGATGCAGCAGCATCAGCCGCATCAGCGACATGACGTTCTGCGCCGAGAAAACCGTGTCGTAGTCGATGGTCAGGACCGCATCGAAGCCCTGATTAACCAGATGTTCGATGCCGCGCTCGAGGCACTGTCCCCAGAACGCCCCGGTGAAGGTGTTGACCTCGATCCCGAGCTTGGCGAGCGCCGTGTGGCAGCTGGTGAAATTGTCGGTGAACCCGAGCCGCGGCATCGACATGACGGCCGCCACCTTGAATGCGCCAGGCGCGAGCAACACGGGCTTCACGGCCCGCATATTGAGCGACACAGGCAGTCGCGAGCAGTCGTCGGCGTCGCTGTCCCAGAAGCCGATGTCCGTCAGGCCGGCCTCACGGAAAAGGTCCGTCAGCGTCTGCGCATCAAACAGCGCCTTGTGGAAGTCGTCGGCGTCCGTCTGGCCGCCCATCGCATAGCCTTCGATCGGCACTTCTTTGCCGTCGAGGTAGGCCCGTGCGATGAACTCGAAATTCGGAACGGCGATCTTGAGCACGCCGCCGGGCTTCAGCTTCGATGCCCAGTGCTTGACGATGTCCGGCACGATCCCGAACGGGAAATGTTCCAGCACATGGCTGGCGCGGATCACGTCGACGCTGCTGTCGGGATAGGCCAGCGGGTAGATCTCGCTGCCGTGGTCGTGGCCCATCGGAATGAACCCGGCGGGCGATTTGTCTTCGGCCCCGAGGTCGAGGCAGATCAGGTCGGTCATGGGATTATCCTTTGTCGGAAGGAAGGTGCGAGGGCGGGCCGACACCCGCCCCCGCTGTCAGCACTGACATTCTGCCCCGGTAGTCGGCCGGGATGTCGTCAGACGTAGATCGCGTTGAGCGAACCGGCGTCGGCAGCGGTGGACGGGATGCCCTTTTCGCCGCGATGCAGGGACGCGACGCCGCCGATCACCATCGTCGTCTGCGGCGAGGCCGAGACGCGCAAATAGCGCTTGCGGGCGCGGGTATCGACACCGAACGTCCACACGTTCTGGCCGTTGGCGGTCGACGTGTAGGCATTGGTGGCGACGGTAAAGTCGGTGTTCTGCACCGCCCCGGCGAAGGTCGCGAAAGACGACGTGGTGTCGCCTTCCTCGATCTTGAGAACGGAGAGAGTGTTGGACACGACATCGGCCGTCGACGCGATGACCGAGATCACCGCATAGTCGAAGCCCTTGGTGTCGATGTATTCGCCAACGGCAGTGGCGCCATTGGTTTTCGAGATCGGCGTGATCGCAATCACGTTCTTGGGAGACGGGACCATGTGGTCCTCCTCAATTTCAGGAGATGAAGGGGAAAGCGGCGCCGGAGCGCCGCCGCGATTACTCGCCCATCAGGGCCACGATGGAGCCGGCGTTCGTGGTGTCGCCGGTATTGTGGCAGTTGATGTCGAAGCGCTCAGTGCCCTTGATGGCGATCTGGTCTTCGGCAAACTTGTATTCGGTCGAGCGCGACACGGTCATGCCGCGACGGTCGCCCATCGTGACCGACATGTTGAGATCGCCGAACAGGATCATGGCCACATCCGACGCATCGGTCGTGGTCGCGGCCGGCGCCAGCATCGAGGCCGTGATGTACACCGGATAGCCGTTGTACTCGCGGATCGTGCGGCCCGAGGCCTGGTCCTTGGTCACGCCGCCCGAGGCGCCGATCAGACGCTCGAACACGTTCGCCCACATGGTCTGCGAGCAGAACCACGCCGGACGGCCGCGGTCGTAGACGTACTGAGGCAACTTGCCCTGCACAGCGGCAAGGTCGGTCGCATCGAGTTCGGCCATCGTATCGTGCCCGGAAGCCGCATCGACAGCACCAGCCAGCGAGCCGACGCCAGCGTTGAAGATCGAGCGCAGGCCGGTAATGCCGCCATAGGTCGACGTGCCGTCACCCTGGAACAGCGCGTCATCTTCGCCCTTGGCGAAGCAATACGCAATTTCCGAGGTCAGGGTGTCGCCGAGGTTGATCACGGCATCCTCGTCGAGTTCGCTCGACCAGAGCGTCAGGATCGAGGCCTTCTTCGCAGTCAGACCGACATTCGACCACACCGGCTGCGACTGCGTCGCGGCGACGCCTTCGCCCGTGTAGTACATCGTCAGTCCGGACACGAGCTTGGGGATCACGATACGGTCGCGGCCCATCGGCATGACGTTCACCAGCTGGCGGGAGAGGCCATAGCTGTTGCGCAGAACGATGATCTCGTTCGCCATCTCTTCCGGCACGAACACGCCGCCGGCAGAGTTGACACCCTCGCTGAGGGCCTTCTGCACGATGATGCCGTTGTCCTTGCACCACGACGCGGCCTTTTCGTTGCCCATCATGCTTGCGAGGAAGAACTGGCCCATCTTGTAGGCACGTTCCGGCGCATCGGCGCCGAGAATGTGCTTGGTGGTGCCGATCGGACGGACGGTCGCGGGGACCGAGGTCTTCTTGGCCGGCTCGGTGGCGGTCACAGTGCGGGCGCTGTCGGCGGCCAGCTTGTCGGCCTCCTTCTTGCGTTCGATCTGCTTGTCGAGGCTGGCGATCTCGGCCTTGGCCGCATCATACTCAGCCTCTTTGTCGATGAGCGTTGCGAGCTCGTCGATCTTCGCAGCGCGCAGCTGCAGAAGCTCCTGAAGGGTCTTCATGGTGGGGTTGCTTTCGCAACTATGGAGCCCGCCCTATGCGGTGCTCCGGCCTCCCGGCTGAGCCGGGGAAGGCGCAATCAGCGGACGGTGCCGCCCATGCGCAGAACTTCGATCTCGCGGCGCTTCTTGGCGATGCGCTGCGCGGTAGCGGCGCGCTCGATAGCGTCGATCCGCTCTTGTGAATAGAGGCCGAGCCCGGCCTTGGCTGCGATCTGCCGCGCCCATTCGATATTGCGTTCGTCCTGGCCCTCGGCGCCGAGCACCGCATCGGCCAGCTTGACCACACGCTCACGGGCCGCGGCCTTTTCCAGCACATCGGACGCCCAATCGAGGAGAGCGTCGACATCGTGGCCGGCCGCGCGGCTCTCGATCAGCGCTTCAGGATTGGCCGGCACCGGAACCGCGGAGAATTCAAGCAGCTCCTGCTCGAGGAAATCGATGCCAAACTTGCGCGTGGCGTCATCGACAAAGGCATATTTCAGCGGCGCGAAGCCGACGGAGGTCGCGTTGAGAAAGCCGCCCTTGTACATCTCGAAGACGGTGTCATTGAACCGCGCCATGCCCTTCGGCGTGAACTCGGCTTCAGCCTTCAGCGACAGTTTCTCGGCCCAGATTTTCGGCGCCTTGGCGACTGGCAACGAGGTCGAGTCATGCGCCCATAGCACCACCGGATTCTTGCGGTAGGCCTCGAGCTTCCACCCGTCGACAGCGACGCTATCGCCCATCCGGTCGACGGACTGCGTCGAGATCGTGAACGTCAGCGCGCGGCTGTCGCCCTCGCCGGCTTTGACCTCCGTATCGAACCCGACACGCAGCGGAATTTCGCCGACGGTGCCGGCCTTCAGCCCCTCGCGGAAAGCATCAATGGTCTGGAATGCGGTCATGTGGCGTCCTCTCGGGCGACAAGTTCTTGCGCAACTGCAAGCAATGCCTTGGCCCCTGATGCCGTCGGCGATGGAGTTGGAGGTGTCGTGCCGGCCTCAATCATGTTGAGCGGCTGCAAATAGATGTCGCCATTGGCGATGCGGTTGAGGTTTTCACGGTCGCGGATGTCGTTGACCGAGAGCACACCCCAATTGCGCGCGATGGCATAGGCCTCGTAACGGCTCTTGATGTCGCCGCGCATCAGCGCATCCGGCATGAACTCGAAGAAGTAGCCGGACGCGCGCTCCGGGTCGGTCAGCAGGTCGCGCTTTAGCGTCTGTTCCCAGCGCACCATGTCCGACAGCAGGCAGTCGGTGACATATTCAAGCGCCTGCTGTTCGATGTTCGAGAACGTCGCGCGCTCCAGATCCCCGACCTTGTGCGGCGGCATGCGGAAGATGCGATAGATGTCCTGATTGCTCAGCTTGCGCGTCTCGACGAACTGGGCATCGGCGTTGTCCATGCCGATCTGCTGCCAGTCCATTTCGCCATCGAGGATGACGAGCTTGTGCGAATTCTCCGGTCCCTGGAAACGATCCTCCCAGTCCTCGCGCAACTGCTTGGAGCGCTCGGGACCGATGACCTCTTTCAGCTTCAGCATGCCGCCGGGCTTGGCGTTATTGCCGAAAAACGCGGCGCCGTACTTCTCAGCCGCCATGCCGAGACCGATCGTCTCGCGATGATAGGTGATCGGCGACACGCCGACGACGCCATCAAGCGACACGCCACGCAAGTGCACGACGCCATCAGCCGGGAACGTCTCGCGCTTGCCGCTCGGGAACGTCACTTCATAGAACAAGTCGCGGTTTTCAGCCGTCGTCTTGACCGACACCGACGACCACGGCACCGGCCAGAGGTTCACCACCTGGCCGCGCCCGTTGAATTCCTTGATCGCCAGCGCATTACCGCGGAGATCGAGCTGCCCCTGCATGAACGCCTTAAAGTCGAATGCCGTCTGCAAGCTGTTCGGCCGCGACAGGATCAACTCATAGAGCGGATGCGATGTCGCCCGCGCCTTCGACCCATCCGGCTTGCGCTGGTAGAGGTGGCACGGCAGCTTCGCGATGTCCTCCTGCTTCACCCGAACGCAGGCCCACACCGCCGCCAAAGACAGCGACGATTCCACCGTCACGTTGACGCCGGAACTCGTCTTCGACCAATCGATCAGTTGCGCGAAAAATCGGTCGATGCCCCCGGCGCTTTTTTTGCGCCCGAGCAGACCGTCCCAGAATGCCATGTCTGCTCCTAAGCGAAGCCGCCGCGCTGCTCGATGGCCCTGGCAAGCTGAGCATTCGGCGGAAGATCAAGCGGTGCCGCCCCGATGGCCATTGCCAGCGCAACCATGCCATCGATGCGCCCTGACGATTTGTCCTTGGCCAGCTTCCTGTTGCCGCTTGGGTCTTGGACCACCACGGCGTTCGCAGCGCACATCGTCAGCACAGGATGGTTCCCATGCGCGATGCGGCCATTCAAAATCTCGCCCTCTAGGGTGCGCAGCGCCGGGCTCATCGACTGGAACCCCTGCCCGAATTCCTCGAACAGGTCTTCGATCACTTCCTCAGTGAAGCCGGCCGCGAGCAGCCAGGGCTTGAGGTGCCGAAAATTCCAGCGATCAAATGCGATTTTGTGCACATCATAACGCTGGCAGAAGTCCCACAGAAACGCCGCCACGAATTCATAATCGATCGACTTTCCCGGCGCAGCCTGTAGGAAGCCCTGCTTATGCCAGAGGTCATAGGGGACGCGGTCTTTCCGTGCCTTGTCCTCGAGCCCTTCGCGCGGGAGCCAGAACGTCGGTCGCACTGACCATGTCCCATCTACCTTGCCGATCGGCACGAATGCCGTGAGATCGTTCACCGAAGATAGATCGAGCCCCGCATAGATCGGCGTGTCCTCGTCGAATTCAGCCGGCTCGTCTCCGCACGATTGCCAGAGCGACCGGCTGACGAATGGGCTTGTCGCTTCCACGCGCTGGTTGAGCACGAGGTTGCGATATTGGGCCTCGCGCGCTGGCATGCGCCGCGCATCTTCGGCCATTCCCTTGACCAGTTCAGCGTTGAGGAAATCCCCGAACGCCGGGTTCGCTGCCTTCATCGCGGCGACGCTGAACGGATCAATATCCATCGGCGCCGTGTAGAGCGAGACGACTACCTTCGGGTCATTGCCTTGCAGCGCATCGTCGATCAGAACCGACAGCAGATCCGCGTCCGTCGGCGCCTGCGTCGAGATGATGATCGATAGCGGGTCATCATGCGCACCGACCGCAGTCTCGAGAGCGTCGTAAAGCTCGCTAGTTGGCCCCTTCACCTGGCCGAGCTCGTCGTGAACGATGAACACCGGAGATAGGCCATAGGCCGTCGAGGCTTCAGCGCTCAGCGCCTTGTAGAGTGTGCCCAGTTCCGGGCAGAATAGTTCCTTGATGGTGTCGCGGATCACCACAACGCCAGACAGATCAGGCGATAGGCGGACGATTTTTGCCGCCAACTTGAACAGGATTGCCGCCTGTTCCTTCGACTGCGCCGCGCTGTTGAGCTGCGAATTCGGTCGCGCCTCAGGCCCACACGTATGGAGCAGGAGCAGGAACGCGGCGAGCGTGGTTTTCGCGTTCTTGCGTCCGAAACTGATGATCGCGCGCCGCGTCCCGTTCGGGTTGTCGTAAATCTTGCAGACTTCGCGCTTCTGCCAGGGCCGGAGCTTCACCGGCTTGCCGACATCGCGACCCTCTGGAATTCTGCAGTAACGCTCGATCCATTCGACGTTGCGCTGTCCGCGCGTCAGGCGCTTTTGCCGACCTGCCACGGTTTCACATCCTGCGCTTTCTTCGATGCCGTCGCCGCGGCCTGCGGAGTATAGCGAGACTGGTTTGTCAGTCGCAGCTTCGTCGCCTTGTCGACGATTGCCTTGGTCTCGCGATCGCGCATTCCCAAGAGCTTGTCGTAGTCTCTCACGTCAGGAACGCCAGCAGCCTCGCATGCCTCGATCATGGTCGTGATCTTGGCCGCCGATGTGCAGTGCCGGCAGTACTCTTTCAGCAACTGTTGCAGCGCCGCCGTTGCGAAGAACGTGGCTGGCTCATTTGCGACAGTCCGTTCCCAGATTTCGCGCTGCGCATCGGTCAATTCTGCCGGCGGACGCGGTCTGCCATCGAATACGCCCGAGACGACAGAGAGCGCTGCCGCGGATTTCCTGCCTCGCCCTTCCATTGCTACGGTCCTAAGTTCGGGGTGTTACGATTTATGTTGTTTGTGG